TGAAAGATTACAGCTCGCAAGACAACTGTATCTACAAGCATATGCTATGAATACTATTAATGAGAATGAAGGTAAATTCAGAGATCATCGATTAATTGTTGTTGAAGGTCTTTATATTAAAGGCGCAAATGAATCGCTTGTTTCTGGTGGATTGAATGATTTAGCAACAAAAGGCCAAGTAGTTGTTTATCAGCTATTAGATATGAACGGTCGGCCTGATCATGCCAAGATGTTTGACATGGCTGTATATTGGAAAGATTCTTTATTATATGATAAAATTATATTAGATTATGATACGTTTAATCCAGATGGATCTCTTGAATGTCATGTAATATTACAGATGCCGGTTGTTGATGCAAACTATAGCGCAAAATTTAAAAAAGAATTAGAAACAAGATATAATGGTAATCTCCAAACTAGTGGAGAACTTGTAGAAATCCTCCCGTAACTATATAAATAGTTAAAATTTTAGGAAAAAGTATGGCTACTACAAGAAATTTTGCTGTTGAAGATGGAAATCTTTCGTCAAGTCTTACTACTGCTAGAGTAAGAAAATTTTCTGACGTTGATCTTTCTTTTACAGCAAAAGCTACAGGAGATATTTTTAAAAAACAAGATCTGGCTGCTATTAAACAGTCAGTTAAAAATATCTTATTAACCGGTAAATTAGAAAAGCCATTTAATCCTGATTTTTCAGGAGGTCTAGGAAATATATTATTTGAAAATATGGATGACATAACTCAAGTAGAAGTAGAAACCGCAGTTTCATTAGCGATTCGTTCTTTTGAGCCTAGAGCAATATTAGATACCGTTTCTGTAAAACCAAACATAGACAGAAATGAACTACATGTAACAGTTCGATTCGGAATAAAAAATACCGGAGAACAAGTTACTTTAGACACAACATTATCAAGGTTGAGATAACATGGCTACATCCGTATCGTCGACACAATTAGATTTTAATACGATTAAGAATAGTCTAAAAACATATTTTGCCCAGCAATCAGAATTTGCTGACTATGATTTTGAAGGATCTGGGTTAAATAATATTTTAGATGTTCTTGCTTATAATACCCACTTTAATGCTTTGACCGCAAACTTTGCTCTGAATGAAGCATTTCTTTCTACGGCACAATTAAGATCTTCTGTTGTATCACATGCAGCAACACTAGGATATACTCCTCGTTCTCGTACTGCTTCGAGAGCAGAAGTAAATTTAAACGTAAATTTGGCCGGAGTTACAAATAGACCGTCAAGTCTTATTCTTCCAGCAGGTACTCAATTTACTACGACCGTCGAAGATGTAACTTACACTTTTTCGACATTAGAAGATTATGTAGCTACTGATAATGGAGAAGGTGTATATGCCTTTTTAAATCAGGCAGGTGGAACTACAATCACAATATATGAAGGCGATATTAAACAGAAAACATTTCTTGTTGGTGAAGTAGGTGAACGTCAATTATATGTTATTCAAGATCAGACAATTGATACGACTACAGCGTCTATTCGAGTATATGATACTGCAGCAAGTGATAACTTTGTAACTTATACTCCTATTAATACTGCGGTTACTGTTGCTTCGACTTCTCGTTATTATCAAATATCAGAAGCTCCAAATGGGTTTTATGAATTAAACTTTGGTGATGGTATTTCATTTGGTAGAGCTCCGATTGCTGGTGAAAAAATTGTTGTTTCATATCTTTCGTGTGTTGGAGGAGCTGCGAATGGAGCTTCTGCCTTTACACCACAAACAACAGTAGTTGTAAATAACCGAGGATATACTCTCAATGTTACGACTGTAAATTCTGCAGGTGTTGGTGGTCCTCGTCAAACTACAGAATCTATTCGACAAAATGCTCCTATTGCATTTGCTGCACAACAGAGACTTGTGACCGCGGATGATTATCGTGCGATTATTCAAAGTAATTTTGCGACAGTAACAGATGCTATTGCTTGGGGCGGAGAAGATAACGTTCCTCCTGATTATGGAAAAGTTTTTATGTCATTAGTATTTGAAGACGGTACTACTGCTGATCAGCAAACTGCAGTGAAAAACCAAATCGTACAGCAAATTAGTAATAATCTATCGATTCTTTCAATTGATACAGATTTTAAAGATCCTACTACTACGTATTTAGAATTAGTTTTAACTTTTAACTTTGATCCAAATCTTACAGGTCAAACGATTAAAGCTACAGAGTCAAACGTATTTGAGACAATTAAAACGTATGTAAATAATAACTTAAAAAGATTTGATGGTGTATTTAGAAGATCAGAACTCTTATCGGTAATTGATGAATTAAGTCCTGCAATTCTAAACTCTCGAGTAAATGTTAAACTTCAACAAAGATTTGTACCTGATCTTACAGTGAGAACATCTTATAAAATTTATTTCCCAGTTGAAATAGGCGCGCCTAACCAAATAGATCATACTGTAACGACTTCTACATTTATTTACGACGGTAAAGTTTGTTCTATTAAAAATGCTTTGAATAATACAAAGTTGCAAATTGTGAATTCGATTGGAGAAATAGAAGTTGATAATATAGGCTCATTTAATTCTTTAGATGGTACTGTAACTATTACTGGATTTTTACCTACTAGTATTACTGCCGGTGTAAATTATCTTAAAGTTTCGATTAAACCTGCAAACGAATCTACGGTTCGTCCATTACGTAGTTATATTCTTGATATTGATGAAGGTCCATCATTTGCAACTGGATCAGTTGATAGACAACAATCTATTGTTACATTATCAGGAGGTACCGGCGTTACCTCTGAAGTTTATTCTGCTGCAGAACAACAGCCAACAGTTAGCTATATTACCACAGGTGCAACTCAAGGTGTTGTTATTAGTCCTTCATTAGCACCAAATATAACACCATCCAGCGGATCTTAATACATGGCACATAAACCGGATAATCTTCGCTTAGATCCGAATCTACGTACATTTAAAGTAGCTCAAGTACTTCCTCAGTATTTTACTGAGGATTATCCAAATCTGATTGCGTTTTTAGAAGGTTATTTTGAATATCTTGAATATGATGATACGGTTAATTCAATTCAAGATATGATGACTCTTTATGATTTAGAGAGTACAGATTTAGATAACTTAGAACTTATATTTGCTACTATTGCAGACGGCGCGAATGCTACTTACTTTAATGAACCAAGAGAAGTTCTTCGTAACTTTGCAAATTTTTACAGAGTAAAAGGTACAAGATATTCTGCAGAAGGATTTTTTAGAGCATTCTTTGGTGTTGATATCGATATTGAATATCCAAAAAATAATATTTTTATTGTTGATGATCCGGCATCGCAAATTGGTACAGAATCACTACACTTCATTCAAGACGGTGCTTTATATCAAATCTTTTCGGTCTTAATTAAATCTGCTATTCCGTTGAATACTTGGAGAACACTTTATACAAAGTTTGTTCATGCGGCCGGATTCTTCTTAGGTGGTCAAGTTGTTTTAGAAATTCCTTCTACAAACTCTAATATATTGACTATGCCTCTTTCAATTGAAGAGCCGCCACCCCCAATTACTTTGGAAGGTGTTTCAGCTTATACGTTCCCGCCAATGTTGGCAGAAGCTATTGGCAGACTTCCAGATGATGAAGATGCAGATACAAATATTGAATATATCGATCTCACTCGTATATTGTCAATATATCAAAACTTCCCTGTCAGTTCATTCCGTAGACATTACGGAAATCTGTCTATCGCGTCACATCCAAATTCACCAACATTTGATGATTCATACTATGAGCCCACATTAGGATCCGGTAATACAAGAGACGGTGCGTTTAGAAATCTTAAATTCAGAGAAATTGATTCAGATAAAGATAGACCAGAAGCAAAACAAAGTGGTGCTGGTAGAAATCAATTTATTACATATTATCCAGATTCAGCAGGCGATAGCGCTCATTATCGAATTGATTGGACAAGTGCTATTACAGATCCTGATTTTGATGTTAGATCACATGTTTCTGCAGAAGCTTGGGACAATACATTCCCAGGTACATTCTATGCACAAATTGTAAGAGATGTACTTCCGTACGATGAGCCAGCAAGATTTGAACCAGCAAGAGTAGTCTTAAAACTAAGACATGATTCTGGTGAAGGCATAGTATATGTAAGACCTGGTACAGGACTACAATCAAGTCCACAACAAGTAGATGGTACTAGCTGGGGTTTAGGATATTTGGCCGGTGATAGCTTCTACATACCTATCGGATATAGACAAGATCTCAGACAAGGTGGTGGACCTGATTCTGCAAGATTAGATGTTACGGTCGATAGTGCATACTATTCAGTAGGTATTCGAATGGATAATGCTGCAGAAAGAATGGACATGAATCGTTGGTCATTAACTATCGATTCTGGACTTGACTCTGTCTAAAACTGTTATAAATAATGATAACTTATTACAAGAGGACAATTGAATGACTCGTCAGAATATTGGTATCGGGACCGCTGCAAATGATGGCACGGGCGATACACTCAGACAAGCAGGACAAAAGATTAATGAAAACTTCGTAGAGATTTATCAAAAACTCGGCGGTGATAGTGATGCATTGTCTGGTGAAATTTCTGTAACTTCAAGTGGTATTGCCTTTGAAGGTGTAACCACTGATGATTTCGAAACATTTTTAAAAGCTAATGATCCTACACAAGATAATTTCGTATATATTCCTGACGCGTCAGGCGAATTGATTATGGATTCGGCTACACAAACTCTTACAAATAAAACATTAACTTCTCCTACATTAACAACTCCATATATTAACGATGCTTCTGCAACAAATCAATATATCATAACTCCGGGCGAATTAACATCAAGTCGCATTACTCGTATTCCAGTATTGAATGATAGTGATACATTTGTTCTTGAAGCGGTAAATCAAACTCTTACAAATAAAACATTAACTTCTCCAACCTTAACAACTCCAAGCATTGATGGACATATTAATGATGGTAATGGCGCAGAGATTATTGAAATTACTGCCGCAGTTAATGCTGAAAATCATATTGAAGTATCAAATGCTGCAGCTGGCGCTGATCCAGAAATTCATGCCCACGGTACAGATGCTAATATTAATTTGCATCTTGCTGGTAAAGGAACAGGAGTTGTTGAATTAGATAAAGCTGCATTAACCGCAGTAGAACAAACCACTGGCGGTGCCGCAGATAATACAAAATCTTATGTTTATGCAAATGCCGGTGTTGCTATTGGTATTTCGCTTGCGGATGGAACTACTGAAGGCGAAGTAAAAGTATTTACAAACAAAGGAGCAGGTGTTGCAACAATCACACCTTCATCTTTTGGAGGATTATCAACAGTTGATCTAAATCAATATAGTTCAGTTAGCTTTATTTGGGATGGCACAGATTGGATTGTCACCGCAAGCTACGACGCTACAATATCGTAATAGGAATATAAAATGGTCGCTATTATTACAGATAAATTTAAAAGGCAAGTTTTAGACAACTTATATAATGAAGTTGTTGATTCGGCCAATACGTATTATATTGGGATTGGTAGATCTCAGGATTGGAATGCTACAGATGTAGCTCCTACTCCATTGAATACGGCAAAAGACGTACGTGACTTTAGACTTTCGATGCAAGCAATGAAACAGGGTGAAGATGTTTCATATGTAATTCCAAGATATAACTGGTCTTCTGGTACAATTTATTCTGGATATGACGATGCTATTCAAGGTTATCCATCAAATGCTTATTACGTTTTAACTGATGAAAACGCTGTATACGTATGTTTGCAACAAGGTAGAGATGCAAACGGTGCTGCTGTTACTTCTACTGTAAAACCTACCGGTACTTCAACAGATCCATTAACAACTGCTGATGGATATGTATGGAAATATCTTTATTCAATTACTGCTTTGAGAGCAACT